AGTGCTGGTGCTGGTGCAGTTATAGAAATGCCTGATGAATTAGAGCCAAACTTAAAACCATATTTACTTCAACCATCTGGTCAAAACTTACAAGCTATTATGGAGTCTATTAATAACAAAGTAGATTCAATAAATAGGATTGCACACACAGGGGCAGTTAGAACTCAAAAAACAGGCATAACATCTGGTGTAGCACTACAAACAGAATTTGAATTATTAAATGCTAGACTATCTGAAAAAGCTGATAACTTACAAATAGCAGAAGAACAATTATTTAAACTATACGCAATATTTCAAAATGTTACATTTGATGGCGAGATAAACTATCCTGACTCATTTAACATTAGAGATTATGCAGCCGATCTAGTTTATTTCCAACAAGCTAAATCATTAAACATTGGTTCATCAACATTTAGTAAAGAAGTAGATAAAGAAATTGCAAGAGCAGTAATTGATGATGATAGTAAATTAAATGAAATCTTTGAGGAGATAGACCAAGCAACAGAAGTTGGTCAATTTACACAAGACGAACCAGCACAAGAAGATCAAGAAGTAGAGCAAGAACAGATATAATGAATGTCGGATATAGTAAAAGATGCAACATTTTATAGAATTAAGCAAATAGAACTTGCTGAAGCCGAATATTACAAATCACTTATAAAAACATTAGACAGAATAGAAAGAGAAGTAGTATCTCTAGCAAGTAGATTACCTTTAACAGATGGTAAGTTAATAGAACTACAATCAGCTATTGCGATTAGACCAAGAATAAAATTTATTTTAGAAAGAGAATATCTTAAATGGTCAGATGATGTTGTAAGAGAGGGTTTTAATAAACAAGCTAAAAGAATTGAGAAAGCATTTAAGAGAATAGGTAATATACCAATAGAGTTCCAGGAACTTACAAAAGGAGATTTAGCTTTAGTACAGAATCTTAAACAACAATATTTCACGCAGTTTAAAGATGTATCAAATACATTTACCAGAAAATTATCAGAAAAGGTTTATCAAAATACATTAGTTGGTAGTGAGTTTTCAGTATTAGAAAAAGAATTAAGACAAACAATAAATGGCATATATGCTAGTTCAGATGACCCAGAAATTCAACGATTAGTTAATTACATAAACGATAATAAGTTTGATAAGTCTAAACAAGCACAAGTTGATAAATCAATACAAACATTACAATCTAAATTTGCAAGAGATAGGGCTGGAGAAAACATGAAAAGATATGCTGGTCAGATATTAAATGATTCTTTGCGTGATTTTGATGCAACTTTGAATTTTAACAAATCACAAGATGCTGGATTAACTTTTGTTAAATACTATGGAGATGTTATTCCAACCACTAGGGATATTTGCAGAAATATGATTAGTGGTGTATATAACAAGAGGAAAAGTGGACTTTTCACAGTTGATGAAGTCAGAAAGCTGTGGGCAAGTAGAAGTTGGTCAGGTAAAAAATCTGGCGACCCTTTAGTTGTTCGTGGTGGTTATAATTGTCGTCATCAATGGTCTTATGTCAATCCTGATTGGTATGACAGCAAAGGCGAACTAATAATATAATAGGAGAAAACAATGTCCGAAGAAACAAAGGCAGTTGCACCTGAAACGCAACAAACTGAAACACCTAAAGAAGAAGTAAAAGTAGAAACACCTAAACAACAAACTTTTACCCAAGAACAATTAGACAACATAATCAAATCAAGACTTGAAGCAGAAAAAAATAAGTATGAAAAAAAACTTCAAGATGAAGAAAAGCAGAAAGCTGAACTTTTAAAAGAACAACAATTAAAAGAAGCTAAATCTAAATCTGAAATTGAGAAGATTATGCAAGAAAGAATAAAAGAAAAAGAAGATGAAGTATTGAGATATAAAACTCAAATTAAAAAAGAAAAAGTAGATAATTCAATACTTTCTGTTGCCAATAGAGAAAAATCTATTAATGCACAACAAGTCGTTTCTCTTTTAAAAGACGAAGTAAGATATACTGATGATGGTCGTATAGAAGTAGTTGATAATAATTCTAATGTACGATATAACACTAAAGGAGAACTTTTTACAATCGAAGATCGAGTGAAAGAGTTTTTAGATAGTAACCCACATTTCCGACAAGGGTCATTGTCTGGTTCAGGAAGCCAGAGTGCTATTGGTGGCAAAACTGTTAAACCCTTTAACTTACAGGACTTGGACTTAACAAAGCCAGAAGATCGTAAAGCCTATAAAGAATATAGAGCAAAACGAGATTCAGGTGCTGTTGAGATTAACTTAAATAAATAAACTTAATAGGATAATAAAATGGCTAACGAAACAACGTCGTCAACAATATCAGAACTATATACTGAAATTGTTGCAGAAGCACAATTTGTTGCTTCAGAAAAATCCATTATGAGAAACCTAGTTAAAAACTATGCTATCTCTGGTGGTGGTAAAGCAGTTGAAGTTCCTGTATATGCACAAGTAAGTGCAGCAGCAGTAGCAGATGCAACTGATTTAGCTAATACAGCAATCAACCCTAGTTCAGTAACAATTACTGCATCAGAGGTTGGTGTTATGACTACTCTAACTGATTTAGCAAGAAACTCTGCACCAAGAAATGTTGCAGCAGATATTGGTAAATTATTTGGGGAAGCATTAGCAAGAAAACAAGACGCAGATTTAACTGCATTGTTTGATGGCTTTAGTGTTGCAGCTGGAGATGGTTCAGCAGCAATTGCACCATCTGATATATTCAATGCTCTTTCAACTTTAAGAGCAGCTGCTTTATCAGCTAACGAGTGTGCAGTTGTACTACACCCTAAAATCGCTTTCGATCTAAAAAAAGGCTTAACTAATACTTTTGCTGGTTTAGATACTGAAACTTCTAACGAAGCATTAAGAAGTGGTTTTGTAGGTACACTTGCTGGTTTAAGAATATTTGAAACTTCAAATATGTCTAATACTGGTAATGCTGGTGATTACAAAGGTGGTGCGTTTCATAGAGATGCACTAGCAATCGCTATGATGCAAGATGTGAAAATCGAAACTCAAAGAGATGCTTCTTTGAGAGCAGACGAGATTGTAGCAACTTCAGTATATGGTGTTGGAGAAATCCATGATTCATATGGTGTTGAGTTACATTACGATTCATCTATCCAATAGTAGGATACTTTGTGAGGGGGAGAAATCCCCCTTACATCAAACCAAATAGGAGAATAAAATGGTTAAATTAGTATTATCAAATGAAAAAATGATTACCCTAACAAGAGGTAATAAAACAATTACAAGAAGTGAATTAGATTACGAAACAAATAAATCTATGTATGATTTTAGAGGTTTTAAAGTTGCATCAGATAATGTAAAAGAAGTTAAAGAAGTTGTTACAGAAAATGTAGTACCTTTAAAAAAGAAAAGAAAAACAAGGAAAAAGAAATGAATCAATGGTTGTGGCTTAAAGGCAAAAAGAAAATTAAATGGATTTGGATAAAAGCAAAAAACAATCCAATGTACTCAATCCCTTTAGCTTTGTTAATTGTTTATTTAATTTGGAAGTAGATTATGGCTAATTATACTGGTGCAGATGTTATAACAACATCAGATGTTTTAAAATATCAACCTGATGCTTTTGATTTTGGTATATCCACAACAGCTACTGAAACTACAAACTTTTTAGCACAAACTACAAATGATATTTTAAGACAATTAAGAGTCGAGTGGTGGCCAGTATATAAAACAAATATATTTACAGATATTACAGTTTTAAACACAGCAGAAATGGTTAATACAAAAGTTAATTTAGATCAGTTTGAGAGGGCTGGTGTTTATTTATTTCTTGGTAGATTCTATTTACCAGCATTAACTAAATTTAGACCAGAAACAGAAAAAGACAGATTTGAAAGAATGCAAGAATATTATATGGGTCAATACAATATCGAATGGAGAATGATATTAGAAGATGGTGTAGAATATGATGTAGATGCAGATGGAACTATTGTATCTAATGAGAGAGAGCCTTTACATGGATTTAGAAGATTGACTAGATAATGGCTGTCGATTTAAAGATTAAATCTAATTCAAAACAAGTATCTAAAAAATTTAAAAAGTTTCAATCTGTATTACCTACAATAATTGATAAAGGTATCAAACAAGCTGGGTTTCAATTAATAGATATTATTAGAACTAAAACTAAAAAAGGTATTAATTTTAAAGATGGTGCATTTGCACCATACTCACAAGGCTATTTAAAAAAATTAAACAGAGAGGGTAAATCAACAAATGTAGATTTATTTTATTCTGGTAGAATGTTAGGTAGTTTAACAAGTAAAAAAACAGGAAAACACAAAGTATCATTAGGTTTTAGTAATGCACAGATGCTTCAAAGAGCATTATTTAACCAAGTATTGAATGATCCTAAAAGAGAATTTTTTGGCTTTAACAATAGAACAGAAAAGATTATAAGTAAATCATTCAACCGATTTGTAGAAAAAGAATTAAGAAAGTTTAGAATATGAGTGTAAGAGAAAACATAGCATCTAATTTATTGTCAGTTATATCAGCAATATCTAGCCCAGATATTATAAAAGCAACTAGACAACCTTTTTTATTAGATGAATTATCAGATAAACAATATCCAGCAGTAATAGTACAAACATCAGAAGAAAACAGAGATGATTCGGAATTAGGAAGTGGTGCTAAAACAAGACATGGAACTATTGATTTTGTAGTATTAGGATTTGTTAAAGGTGCAGAAGCTAATATAGATACTAAAAGAAATGAATTAATAACAGCTATTGAAACTGCATTAGAAACTGATATTACTCGATCAGGTAACGCACTTGATACTGAAGTCGTACAAGTAGAAACTGATGAGGGTAGCTTATTTCCTGTTGGTGGAATAAGAATGACTATTAGATGTATGTATGAGTATCAAGCTGGAACACCATAGGAGATAATATGACAACTAAAATTATAAATAGAATAGAAAAGAAAATAGATCAAATAGAAAAAATGCACGATAAAGAGTCTATGTTATGTGAAGAAGTAAAAGATTTATTAGCAGAATTAAAAGAAAACCAAGAAGAAGATAGTCAAGATTGGGAAGAAGATTTAGATGATGAAGAATTTGAAGATGAAGAAGATATTGACGAGGAACAAGAAAACTAATAAAAGGACTTATGGCTAAAGACATTAAATTATATAAAGATAATTCAGAGATAATTATTAATGAATCTAATCTTGAACATTTTTTAAGTTTAGGCTATAAGGAACAAAAACAAGAACAACAATCAAAAAGTAAAAAGGACAAAAAATGGCAACACATCACGGAAAAGAAGGAGTTGTAACAGTTGGTGGAACTGGTGTTGGGGAACTAACAGGGTTTACACTAGAAACAACTGGAGATGTAGTAGAAGACACAGCTTTAACAGATGCAACTAAATCTTTTGTTGCTGGTAGAACTTCATTCTCTGGTACTTTAGAAATGCACTTTGACGAAACAGATAGCCCACAAACAAGTTTAGTAGCTGGTGCTTCACTCGCTTTTATTTTATTACCAGAGGGTAATGCAAGTGGCGACAGGAGTTTTGCTGGAACAGGAATTGTTACAGGAATGTCTGTAAATAACTCAATGGACGCAATTATCTCTAGAACTGTTACTTTTCAAGGAACTGGTGCATTAACAATAGGAACTGTATAATCCTAATTTATGTCAGTTATTGATAGAGTAAAGACTCATTTCGAAACTCTTAAAACTATCACTATTGAAGTGAATGAGTGGAAAGATGAGCATGGTAATCCGAGTATATTTTATTCAGAGCCATTAACTCTTGAAGAAAAAAACATAATCTTTAAGAAGTCTAGTAACTTTCAAGACTTAACTGTTCTTGTTGATTTGCTTATAATGAAACTCCAAGTTAAGAATGACAAAGGGGAAATGGAAAAAGCATTTAGCCCAGAAGATAAATTTGCATTAAGAAAAAAAGCAGACTCCAATGTTATATCTACTATTGCCAATCAGATACTTGCAGACACTAATTACGAGGAAGCCGAAAAAAAGTAGATAGCGACCCTAATATTAGGTCGCTTTTAATCATAGCAGACAGACTTAAAATAACAATTCAAGAAGTTCTTGATATGCCTATGAGCCATTATAATCTTTGGTTAGCATACTTGAAAAAAGAGCAAGATGAGTATAAAACCAAACAACAACTAGCAGAAGCAAGGAAATATAAATAATGGCTAATCAAAAACTTAATATAGATATAGTAGCACGAGATAAATCTAGACAGGCTTTAACTGGAGTTCAAAAATCTTTAAGTAGAGTTAAGGGTGCTGTATTTAATCTGCGTACTGCTTTTTTAGGATTAGGTGCTGGATTAGTAATTAGAAATTTAGTTAATACAGGAAAACAATTAGAAAATTTAAGAGTTAGATTAAAATTCTTATTAAAAGATACTAATGAGGGTGCAAAGGCATTTGATAATATGACCAAGTTTGCATCTAGAGTTCCTTTTTCATTAGAACAAATACAATCAGGTGCTGGTATTTTAGCAACTGTTACTGACAATGCAGATGATCTTCAAAATATGTTAGAGATTACTGGTAATGTTGCAGCAGTAACAGGATTAGATTTTAGAACAGCATCAGAACAAATACAAAGATCATTTAGTGCTGGTATAGGTGCAGCAGATTTATTCAGAGAAAAAGGTGTTAGAAATATGCTTGGTTTTAAAGCTGGTGCAACAGTTTCTATTGAAGAAACAGTAGCAGCATTTGAAAAAGTATTTGGTAAAGGTGGAAGATTTGGAAATTCAACAGATGAGTTAGCAAAAACATTTGAGGGAACTATCTCAATGATTGGCGATAAAATATTTAACTTTAAAAAAGTATTATTAGAAGCTGGATTTTTTGATGAATTAAAATCACAATTTGGAAATTTAGATCAATTTTTACAAAACAATGCAAAAGATTTAGATAGAATTGCAACAGCAGTTGGAAAAAATTTAGCACAAGGAATGTTAAGAGTTGTTGAAATAGGTAAAGATTTAATTCCTACATTAAGACAAATAGGAAGTATTTTAAAAAGTATTATTGATGGTTTTATGGCACTACCACCATTTATACAACAAACAGGAATTGTTGGTGCAGTTTTATTTGGAAAAAAAGGATTTGCAGCACTAGCTGGTGTTAGTTTTGTAGTAGATAAAATTAACACTATGATTAAAGGTCTAAAAACAAGTATGGGTTTCTTTGATGAAAATAATTTAGAAGATGTACAATTAAGAATTGAACAAATTAAAAGACAAATTGAAAATCTTAAAACCGAAGAAGATTTATTAGGTGTAGAGGGTGGTGCAGTAAATAGTCCAGCATTAGAAAATTTACTTAAAGAATTAGAATTACTAGAAGAAAAAGAAGAACATATTAAAAAACTACAAATTTTAGAAAATGCTGGTTTTTCTATTGCTAGAGAAAATCAAATTATAAAAAATTCTACTTTTAATGATGAACTAGATATACATAAATCAATATTTAAACAAATTGAAGATTTAAACAACACAGCTTTAGAAAATTTAAAAAATAAATTTAAAGATATAAAAACAACAATAGCAGAGGGTATTAATGGTGGTATAACTAAATTTTCAAATTCTTTAGCAAGAGCAATTATACTTGGAGAAGATTTAGGTAAATCATTTAAAAAAATGGTAGCAGACGCACTTGTTAATACTTTAGCATTATTGATTGAAGTTGTTATTAGAATGGGAATACAAAAGATATTGGGAATAGATTTAGAAAGAGGGGAAAATAGAAGATTAAATATAGCAAGAAGATATACACAAGAATTAAAGATACAAGTTGCATTAGCAACTTTACTTGCATTTTTAACTGGTGGTGGCTCTATGGCTAGTGGTGGTTTTTCATTTCCAAATCCACATAAAGCAAGTGGTGGTGCAGTAAGAAAAGGACAACCATATCTTGTTGGAGAACAAGGTGCTGAATTATTTATACCAAATGAAACAGGACAAATAACACAATCAGCTAGAGGTGGTGGAAATAGTGGTGCAGTAAATGTTAATTTTCATATAAACGCAGTTAATGCTGCTGGTATAGATCAGTTATTAATTGAAAGACGAGGAACTATATCAAGAATTATAAATGAATCTGTTAATGAAAGAGGGAGAGGTGCAATAATATAATGGCTGGTGCTTTTCCAATATCTTCTGCTAAATTTCAAACTTTAGGAATAAAGTCTATTCAAAATACTATTATCTCTAAATCTGTATCTGGTAAAAAACTTGCAAGACAAATAGATAACCAAAGATTTGGATTTACAATTAGAATAGTTACAGGAACTAGATCAGATGTTTATGGAGAGTTAATGGCATTTATAATCAAACAAAGATCAAGCAAAGAGAACTTTACAATAATCCCACCTGAAATAGAAGATGCTAGAGGTAACGAAACAAATACAGTTTTAGTTAATGGTGTTCACGCAGTTGGAGATACAACGATTGCTATGGATGGACATCATAACGATAATCCACACGCATTTAAAGCTGGAGATTTTATTAAGTTTGCTTCACACAATAAAGTTTATATGGTAGTTGCAGATGTTCAAGCATCTAGTAATGCTTCAACAGTTACAATAGAGCCACCTTTACTGACAGCACTTGCAGACGATTCAGAAGTTACTTATGACAATGTTCCTTTTACAGTTCATTTAACAAATGATATTCAAGAATTTGGTGCAGTAGGTACAGCTAAAGATGGTGCATTTTTATATCAATTTGAATTTGATGTAGAAGAAACTCTTTAATGAAAAAATATAAAATAACCCACAAAATAACTGCCGATTTTATTGCCGAAGCCATTGTTAATGAAGATGAAATTAATAGTAATATTAATGATCTAAAAGAGTATAAGAAACCTAATAGCAAATTTGATTATACTATGTTAAAAGGTTCAGAAAGTGTAACACAAACAACTTACGAAGAATATGACCAGAAGCCTAACAACAGCGATAAAGAACGAATTAGCAACAAATGATTTACGACCAATACATCTTATAACTATTGGCTTTGGTACTCCTCTTAATTTTACTGATTGTTCTTTTTCTTTAACATCATCAGTTTCAGGCTCATCAGTTACTTATGCACCCTCTAGTCTTATTATGGGTATATCTAATTTTACAGAAGAAGTAGATATAACTAAAACTTCATTAAAATTAGGTTTTTCAGGTGCAGACCAATCACTTATATCTACTTGTTTAAATGAGAATGTAGTTAATGATGCAGTAACTATTTTTCGTGGTTTTTTAGATAGTTCTAATAGTATAATAGCTGACCCTTTTTTATTATATGATGGTCAAATAGATACTTTTGAAATTTCTGAAACAACAAAAGAAAGCATAGTTATTTTAAATGTTACTTCTCATTGGGCAAACTTTGATAAAAAAAATGGTAGAAAAACAAATAATGTTTCACAACAAAGATTTTTTAGTACAGATGTTGGTATGGAATTTTCAGCACAAACAGTTCAAGATATTAAGTGGGGTAGACCATAATGGAAGATATTATAAATTTATATAAACAATTTGGTAAATACAAAAATAATTCTAATAAAGATTTACATAATCATATTTTGCCATCTATACAATGTAATCAATTTAAAAAATTTGAAGATGATAAAGGTTTATATGGTTTTGTTAATTGGGCTTTTTTAAATAAAGAAAACGAAGATTATTATAAACAAAAAGGAATTATTAAAAACAATACTTGGCAAAGTGGAACTAATTTATGGTTATATGATATTGTTATTATAAGAAATGCAAGAATGGTTATGTCTTGGGTTTATAATTATTTTAAAGATTATTTAAAAACTAATGAGTGTATTAATTGGTTAAGATTAGATAATAATAATAACATTTATAGAGTATCTAAAAAATTTAAAAGAAAGTTTCATAGTTAAATGGGAAGTATTGTAAAAAAAATAATAGAACCAGTAGTAAAGGTATTTAGTAAAGCCTTATCATGGCTTGTGCCTACACCAGATATTCCTGATTTTGGTATAAGCGAACCAGATGATTTTGAAACTGGTGTTTTATTAAACAAACAATCTAATGACGCAAATATCCCAGTTGTTTATGGAACAAGATTAGTTGGTGGAACTAGAGTGTTTGTAGAAACTTCAGGAACAGATAATCAATATTTATATATCGCCATAATATTAGCAGAGGGAGAAATTAATGATGTTAAAGCAATTAAAATAGATGATAAGACAGTTACTTTTGCATCTTCTTTTTCTGATAATACTGCTGTTGAAGTTGCTAGTAGTGATGCTAACTTTTATAAAGGTGGAGAAAGTTTAATTAGAGTAGAACCTCATTATGGAACAGATGGTCAATCAGCATCAAGTTTATTATCAACATTATCTAATTGGGGAAGCAATCATAAATTATCTGGTTTAGCTTATCTTGCAATTCGTTTTAAATGGAATCAAGATGTGTTTGGTTCTATTCCAAAAATACAAACATTAATTGAGGGTAAAAAAGTAGTAGCATATAATTCAAGTTTAGTTGCTCAAACTGCTGCTTTCTCTACTAATCCAGCTTGGGTTTTATTAGATTATTTAACAAATGCTAGATATGGAAAAGGTTTAGCTATTGCAGATATTGATTTACAATCTTTTTATGATGCTTCACAAGTTTGCGTTACACAAGTAACACCATATTCAGGTGCTAGTGATATTAATATTTTTGATGCAAATGCAGTATTAGATACATCTAAAAAAATTATAGACAATACTAGAATCCTTTTAAAAGGTTGCAGAGGTTATTTGCCTTATACAAGTGGTAAATATAATTTAGTAATTGAAACAACAGGAAGTGCATCTATTACTTTAACAGAAGATGATATATTTGGTGGATTTTCTGTTTCAAGTCCAAATAAAAACGATAAATATAATAGAGTAATTTGTAGTTATGTTTCGCCTGAAAAAAATTGGCAAGTAGATGAAGTGCAATTTCCACCGATAGATGATTCAGGATTAGATGTTGCAGATCGTCATGCAACTATGAAGTCAGTAGATGGTGGATTTTTGCTAGAGGGTAGATTTGATTTTGGACAAGTTATTACATCTCCTTATCAAGCAGAAGAAATGGCAGAGATTATTTTAAGAAGATCGAGAGAAGCAATACAATTAAGTATAAATGCTGGTGGAAATGCTTATGATTTAGCAATAGGAGATATTGTTAATATAACACATAGTTCATTAGGTTATTCTGCAAAAGCATTTAGAGTTATCTCAATATCTTTTAATGAAGATTTTACAGTAGGTTTAAATTTAACTGAACACCAAAACTCACATTATTCTTGGTCTAGTAAAACTCAACAAGCAACTATTCCATCAACTAATTTACCTAATCCAAATGTTGTTCAACCACCAGCAAGTGTAACACTAAATGATACTTTAGTTGAATATAATGATGGAACTGTAATTGTAGCTTTAGATGTAGCAATAGGTGCTTCTCCTGATAGCTTTGTTGATTATTACCAAGTAGAATACAAGTTAAGCACAGATTCAGATTATATTATTTATGCACAAGGTTCAGGATTAAATCACAGAGTATTAAATGTAATTGACCAAAAAATTTATAATGTAAGAGTTAAAGCTGTAAATAGTTTAGGAGTATCATCAACTTATGTAACAGCAACTAGAACTATAATTGGTGCTATTGAGCCACCTAGTGATGTAACAGATTTTTCTTGTAATATTGTAGGACAAGAAGCACATTTAGGTTGGGAACAAATATCTGATTTAGATTTAGCATTTTATAATTTAAGATTTAGTAAAGAAACTGATGGTAGTGCAACATGGGAAAACTCGGTAGCTTTAGTTGAAAAAATATCAAGACCAGCAACTTCTATTTCTGTACCAGCTAGACAAGGAACTTATCTTATTAAAGCAGTAGATAAATTAGGAAACTTTAGTTCTAATGCAACTGCTGTTATTTCTAATGTAACATCTGTGTTAAACTTCAACTCAATAGCAACTCAATCAGAACACCCTAATTTTACTGGGACATTAACAAATACACTTATTTCTGATAATACAATTAGATTAGATTCATCAGAATTATTTGATGCAGCTAGTGGAGATTTTGATGATGAAACTACAAGATTCTTTGATTCAGGTGTTGCCAATGCTGATTTTTTTGCAAGTGGTAATTATTTATTTGCAGATGTTATAGATATAGGTGCTAAACATACAGCTAGAATTACAGCTACTTTATCACAATCCTCTGACAATCCTGATGACTTATTTGACAATAGAACAGGATTATTTGATTCTTCTTCATCTAACTTTGATGGAGATACACCAGCTAATGCAAATGCACATTTAGAAATAGCAACTTCAGATGATAATTCTACATATACAGCTTTTCAAACATTTGTAATTGGAGATTATACAGCTAGATATTTTAAATTTAGAGTTGTTTTAATTTCAAGAGATTTAGCTTCTACTCCTGTTGTATCAGAAGTAACAGTTACAATAGATATGCCTGACAGAATATTTAGTGAAAATAATATAAGTTCAGGTGCTGGAACTAAAACTGTAACATTTACAAACCCATACAAATCTGTTAATTATGCAGTAGGAATTACAGCAGAAAATATGGCAACAGGAGATTTTTTTACTGTATCAAACAAAACTGTCAATGGCTTTGATGTATTGTTCAAAAATTCAAGTGGAACAAATGTATCAAGAACATTTGATTTTATTGCAAAAGGGTTTTAAAAGGAGTATAAGAAATTATGGCACAACACGATTTTAACATAGCAAACGCATCATTCCCAACTGTAAGAGCAGATATTAACAATGTATTAACTGCAATTAACACAACACAATTAGGTGCATCTGCACCAAGTACAGCAGCACAAGGCACACTTTGGATAGACTCTGGTACATCAGGAGTTTTAAAATTAAAGTTGAATGATGGCACAGATAATATAGAACTACTACAAGTAAATATTTCAAGTAATGCAGTAACAAGCACAATGTCAGTTACAGGAACAATAGCTGAAACCGACCCAAATGCTTTACCACTAGCAATAGCTTTAGGATAAGGAGAATAAATGGCAAATACTTTTAAGGTAAAAACAAATGGTGCGATGCCCTCATCGGCTGGAACTCCACTTACTCTTTACACAGTTCCATCATCTACAACAACAGTAGTCATTGGATTAACACTTTGTAATATTCACACTTCAGCTGTAACTGCTGATGTTCAATTAGTATCAGACACATCAGATACAGAAACAAACGAAACAGTTTTATTAATTAAAGATGTCAGTATTCCTGCTGGTTCATCTTTAGAACTTTTAACAGGTGGTAAAGTTGTTCTTCAAACAACTGATATATTAAAAATAGATTGTTCAGTATCAGCTAAAATAGACGCAACATTATCAATCCTAGAAATAACATAGGAGTAATTAATGGCTTACATAGGACAAGCACCAGCAAATAAACCTGTAAGTTCTTCTGATTTAGAAGATGGCTTAATTACAAATTCTAAACTAGCACAAGATATAATTTCAGGAGAAACAGAATTAGCAACTGCACCAGCAGATACAGATGAATTTTTAATTAGTGATGCTGGAGTTTTAAAAAGATTAGACGCAAGTTTAGTAGGTGGTGGTGGTAAATTATTACAAACTGCTTTAGTCACAACAAGTACAGCACAAACAATATCTTCTTCAACTTTTGCAGATTTAACAGGAATGACAGTTAATATAACTCCTGTAAGTCAAACATCAAAATTTTTAATAATTGCACATATAAATATAGGAATGAATACAGCATCATCAGGTGGTGGAATTGATTTAGGTTTTAATGCTAAAATTTTAAGAGATAGTACAGAAGTTGTAAATAACGCAGTGACAAATAATCAAGGTTCAATTTATTTTTTAGGTGCTTCGTTAGTTAGACACTCGTTTGACACAATAATTGGATATGACGATCATAATACTACATCACAAGTGACAATAAAAGTTCAAGGTAGAGAACCTGAAAGCAATAGTGTTACATTTAACACAAATAGTGCAAAAAATTCTTATCTATTAGTTCAGGAGATAGAACAATAATGATTACAATAGCTGAAGCAATCAAATCAATAAATTCAAATGCAGAATTTGTTTATATAGAGGAAGATATAAATACTATTGAATGGCATAATGGAACAACACCAATATCTGTTTCTGATATTCAAGCAAAACAAACAGAATTACAAACTGCTTATGACAATGCAGAGTATCAAAGAAAAAGAGCAAAAGAATATCCATCTATTGTAGATCAATTAGACGACATTTATCACAATGGTATAGATGGTTGGAAAGAAACAATTAAAGCAATTAAAGACAAATACCCAAAGGAATAGTTTATGGCATACATAGGTAAAACACCAATCACAGGAAACTTTGTAAAACTAGATGCTATTAGTGTAGTTAATGGTCAAGCTGGTTATACTATGAATAATGGTGGCTCTGCTTTTACAGATTACGAAAATGTCAATCAATTTTTAGTTTCACTTAATGGTATTCTTCAAGCACCAACAGATTCATTTTCTGTGTCAGGCTCTACTTTGACGTTTGCTTCAAATTTGGCCACAGGAGATGTCATTGACTTTGTGATTGTTCTTGGAAATACTTTAGACATAGGAACTCCATCTGATGCTACTGTTACACAAGCTAAAACAAATTTTGTATCAACATCAAGTGCTGCTGGATTACAAATAAAAGGCGATGGTACTACTGATGGAACTTTACAATTAAACTGTTCTCAAAATTCACATGGAATTAAATTAAAATCTCCACCTCATAGTGCAAGTGCTTCATACACTTTAACTTTTCCAAATAATGATGGAAATGCAAATCAAGTATTAACAACAGATGGGTCAGGTGTTTTAAGTTTTGCAGATGCTAGTGGTGGAACGACAGAATTAATTAGTCATACAACTTTAGATTCAACAGGAGTAAATACTATAACAACGACTACTGATTGGTCGTCTAACAATTACTATAAAATAGAAGCAGTTTTACAATCTAAAATGGATTCTAATAATGGTTCAAGAGTTAGATTAAGAAATGCTAGTGGAGATATTAGTTCAGATAGTTATCAATATTTTACACATAGAATGTATGATTTAAAAGATCATAGTAATCTTGGGGGAACTACTGAAAGAGATTTAAATGGAAGTAGAACAGAAATAGAAATAAATGCTTGGGGATATATTGATGGCTATTGTGATCCAAATATAAAATTTACAATTTATAAACCTGATGATGACGATAGACAATTTTTTGAAGCACGAAGTTATACAGCTTCTGTAGGTGGTTCTAGTAATCCATACTTTGCTATTTATAATATGTATGGTTGGTGTAATAACACAGATGCAAAAAAAGGGTTTAGTTTTTATGGTAACAGTAGTGCAAAATTCACAGATGGATATATAACATTAGTAGGCTACAAAAATGCGTAAGGAGAATTTATAAATGAAAAAATTAGTTAATGGTGTTGTTCAAGATATGACAGAGCAAGAAATTGCTCAAAGAAATGTAGACAATACAACATGGAATAATGGTGCATTTGAAAGAGCAATGGCTAACTTACGACAAGATAGAAATAAAAAGTTAGCAGAAACAGATTGGTGGGGTGCATCTGATCATACTATGACAGCAGAGCAAACTCAATATAGACAAGATTTAAGAGATATAACAAATGGATTAACAACAGTCGAACAAGTTGAAGCTGTTGAGTTTCCAGAAAAACCATAGGAGTTTAAATGGCTCTTAACTTTGCTAACAACAACTCCTTATCAGCAATAACATCTTTACCAGCTTCTATAAGTGGTGGTGGAATGACTTTAATCTCTACACAAACTGCATCAAGTTCATCTACAATATCTTTTACATCTGGTATTGATAGCACCTATGATGAGTATGTGTTTAAGTTTTATGACATACACCCAGCTACTAATGGTGCTAATTTAACTTTTAATGGTAGTTCTGATACAGGCAGTAATTATAATGTCATAAAAACAACAACTGTTTTTAGAGCTTATCATGCAGAAGATAATTCAGGTTCAGCATTAGGATATAGAACAAGCGAAGATTTAGCACAATCTACAAATTTTCAAATCTTAAATTTTGAAATAAATAATGATAATGATAGTAGTGCTGTTGGAGAACTTAAACTTTTTAATCCATCTTCAACTACTTTTGTAAAACATTTTTTACATAAAGGAAACTGTGTTCAATCTTCTTATAATTATGCAAGAAATGAATTTGTAGCTGGATATTTTAATACCACATCTGTTATTGATGCAGTTCAATTTAAAATGTCATCTGGCAACATAGATAGTGGAGTAATAAAATTATATGGCATTAGTTAAATACAACAACAATAGCATAAGTGCTGTAACCTCTACTGCATTATCAAGTGGTAATTTAGTACCTATAAAAACTTTAACTGCTAGTGGTAGTGCAACTATGTCATTCGTAGATGGAAGTTCAGATGTAGTTTTGGATAGCACATATCCTATTTATATGTTTAAGTTTATAAACATACATCCATCAGCAAATGCAAATTTAGAATTTAATGCAACAACTGATGGTTCTAATTATAATGTTGTTAAAACCTCAACAGCTTTTTATGCAGAGCATGAAGAAGATGGTGGAAGTGGTCAAATGGGATATAGTGGTATTGATGAAGCACAAGCAACAGGTTTTCAACAATTAACAACTGGATCAAATCCTTGTGATGATAATGATGGTTCTATTGTAGGAACTTTAAAAATTTTTGCACCATCTGACACAACTTTTGTTAAACATTTTATTTCAAGAACAACTTTTATGGGTGAAAATGGTGCAGATAGATCATCTAATAGTGGTCATGTTGCTGGTTATTTTAACACAACATCTGCCTTAACAGGATTTCAGTTCAAAATGAGAAGTGGAAATCTTGATGCTGGTACAATCAAACTCTATGGAATAAAGGATAGCTAATGTCAATTATTAAACTAAATAATAATGGAGTAAAAAACGCAACTGCTTTTGGTAGCATTAGTTCTTTAGGTAGCATGGTGTTTATTAAAAAGCTAACAGCTAGTGCTTCTGCTACTTTATCTTTTGTTGATGGAAGTAGTGATGTTGTTCTTGATAATACTTACAAGGAATATTTATTTACTTTTAATAATATTCATCCATCAGCAAATAGTAAATCATTTCAATTTAACATGAGTACCGATGGTGGTTCTAATTATAATGTAACTAAAACATCAACCTTTTTTTATGCGTCTAATGGAGAAAGTGGATCAAATATTGGTAATGAAGTAGTATATTGGGGTTCTGGAGATTTAGCACAATCTACATCTTTTCAAGATATATCTAAAAATCAAAATGCAGATAATGATAGTTCAATTTCAGGAACTTTAAGAATATTTAATCCATCAAGCACAACTTTTGTAAAACATTATATTAGTTCTAGTTCATCAATTTATCATGAGGGAAGTGTTAATGGAGCATTTAATTATTATATGGCTGGATATGGAAATATAACGTCAGCAGTTAATGCAATTCAGTTCAAACTTAATTCTGGCAACATAGATGCTGGAGATATTTGCCTTTATGGTATTGCATAAATTTTAACAAAGGAGTATAAATAATTATGCCAAGACATCACAATATAAATGGGAACATAGTACCCTTTACAGCAGAAGAAGAAGCACAAAGAGATGCTGAAGAACAATCATGGAATGATGGTGCTTTTGATAGAGCTATGGCAGATTTAAGACAAAGACGAGATAACCTTTTAAAAGCTAGTGATTGGGAAGTAATCATGGCAAAAGAAAAAGGCTCAACATTATCTGCTGGATTTAAAACATATAGACAAGACTTACGAGATATTACAGAGGGTCTTACAACAGTAGAAGAAGTAGAAGCAGTAGAATTTCCAACCAAACCATAAGAGGTTTAAATGCAACTTTCAAAACATTTTACATTAGAAGAATTTGAAAAATCACAAACTGCTACTAGAAAAGGCATAACTAATAAAGCTGGTAGTGGAGAGATTAAAAATCTAGGCGATCTTTGTTATGAAGTATTAGAGCCTGTAAGAGCAAAGTTTGATAAGCCTGTTACAATCACATCAGGATATAGAAGCCCAGAATTATCAGAAGCTATTGGTAGTAAAGCAACATCACAACATTGTTTAGGAGAAGCAGCAGACTTTGAAATAGCTGGTGTATCTAATTTGCAAGTAGCTTTATGGATTAAAAACAACTGTAATTTTGACCAACTTATATTAGAGTTTTGGAAAGAGGGAGAACCCAATAGTGGTTGGATTCATTGTTCTTATAAAGATGGCTCTAATAGAAAACAAGTTTTGACATATTCAGGTGGAGAATATAAAAACGATTTACCAGATGCTAAATGGTCTGGTGGAAAAATGTCTAACTAATAGGAGAAAACTATGCCAATGGGAAAAGGAACATATGGGTCTAAAAGAGGAAGACCATCTAAAAAAAACAAAATGAGTAAAAAAAAAAAGAAGAAAAAGTAATGAGAAAAGTAGCACGAGATAAAAAAACTAAAATACCTAAAAA